CCAGTTCGTTCCCAAAATGGCTTCCAATCCATCACTAAGAGCGCTACCACTGGCGCAGTTACTGTCAACGCTACGTTTGGCGCTGCTACTAGCATAACAAGCTTGGTTTACAGAAATGAAAACCATCCTACAACATCCGCGATTAACGCTACAGCAACAGTTACTGCAGCACAAGTTGCAACTGGTTACATCACAGTAACTTCAACCGCCGCTGTAACTCTTACGCTACCTACTGGAACCCTTCTTGGCGCTGCTCTTGGAGCTACCAAGGGTACTGTGTTGGATTTGTACATTGACAACACCGCGAGCACAGGCTCAGGTGCAGTGACTGTGGCCGTAGCTACAAACGGCATCTTGTCTAGCGCTGCGGCGGACACCCCCGGTAGTTTTGGTGACCTGACAATCCCTGTTGGTGCAACTGGCCTTGCCCGTTTCACTATCATGTTCTCAAGCGCAACGGCCTACGTGTTTACCCGTACTGCTTAATTGATCTAGGGGGCCTCGGCCCCCGTTTACAAGGAGATTAATTATGGGTTTTCAATATGACGTAAAAGCGAAGACGATGACCGCTACCGGTGCTACTGGTATTGGTCTTCCTCGCGCACGTATCAAAGCGGTATATGCTCTGTTGTCCGCTACTGCTGGTTCCGTATCATTTAAAGACGGAGGCTCTGGCGGTACAGAACTTCTTAAGTTTGATACTCCGGTTAGCTCTGCTACAGGCAATATGTATGTTCTCATTCCTAATGATGGCGTGCGTTTTGAAGCAGATCCTTACCTCACTCTCACAAACGTAACTTCCGTTACATTCTTCTACGGATAAGGAGTCCAAAATGGGACGAGCAGCAAAAATGGCAGATGATCAGTACCAAGGCGAAGTTCAGCCCGGTGCACAGAAACAAGACATGGCTAAAGGTGGCGCTAAGCAGACCCCTCGCAAAACAGTGGCTCCTTCTGGTTCCACTACGCCGCGTGGTGTAGGTTTGGCTCGTAACAAGCCCTGCAAGATGTATTAATTGTGGCTAAGTCTCCAGCATGGCAGAGGAAAGAGGGGAAAAGCCCCACTGGCGGCTTGAACGCCAAGGGGCGAGCCTCCGCCAAAAAGCAAGGCATGAATTTGAAACCTCCCCAGCCGGAAGGCGGCTCCCGCAAGGACTCTTTCTGTGCGAGGATGGAAGGCATGAAAAAGAAGCTGACCAGCGAGAAGACAGCCAAGGATCCTGATAGCCGGATTAACAAAAGCTTACGGAAATGGAAGTGCTGAAATGGAACTGATGCTGTGGAACATTGGCTTGACGGCGCTTTTAGGCGTGGTTGGTTGGGTATTGAAAGAAAAATCTGAGGAAATTAATCGTCTTCAAATTTTGATTAATCGCACCCGCGAAGAAATTGCCAAAGAATACGTCACAAAAGCCGAAGTTCATGCAGATATCAACCGTGTTTTGGATAGACTAGATAGGTTAGACGAAAAGTTAGACCGTTTGATGGGAGCAACAAATGCCCGCGGTCAGTAAAAAACAAAAACAGTTGATGGATGCAGCGGCACACAATCCTGCATTTGCAAAGAAAGTAGGCATCCCACAATCTGTGGCGATGGATTTCAGTAAGGCCAGTAAAGGCAAAAAATTTAGACAAGGTGGCGATATGAACTATAAACACGGCGGTCTCGCAAAAAAAGGCGAAGGCATTGCTAAAAAAGGTTTTGCTAAAGGCGGTATGGTCTCAGGCGTGGGCCAATCACAAGGTGAGACACTTAGCCAGAACGTTAAGAAGAGCGTTCAAGGTGACAAAGTTAATGTCCGTGGCGTTGGTGCAGCCCGTGCCCGCACAGCAATGATCTATTGATATGGCTGTTTCCGGCGTATCCGATTTTGATCTGCAGTTTGACGACCTCATAGCTGAGGCGTATGAGCGCTGCGGTATTGAGGTGCGCGACGGTTACGACATGAAGACGGCGCTTCGCTCCGTCAACTTGATTTTTGCAGAATGGGCTAACCGTGGTCTTAATCTGTGGACCATTGAGCAGCGCCAACAGGTGCTGACGCCCGGAGTGTATGAGTATGACCTACCCGCAGACACGATTGACGGCCTCTCCGCCGTGATTCGGACCAATGCAGGCCAGTCTACCCAGCAGGACATCACAATCGACCGTATAGGCCGCGCTGAGTGGCTGCATGTGCCTAACAAACTGACCCAGTCACGCCCTGCGCAGTACTACATTCAGCGCACAGTGCCAGCTAAGGTGTATTTGTACCCAGCACCGGATGCAACGCAGACATGGACCTTTGTCTACTATGCTATTCGCCGCATGGACAACGCCGGCGGTTTTACTAACACTGCTGACATCTCTTTCCGATTCTTGCCTTGTTTAGCGGCAGCGTTGGCGTACTATTTGGCTGTCAAAAAAGCACCTGACCGTGTCATGCTGCTCAAGCAAATGTACGAAGAAGAGTTTATGCGTGCAGCAGCAGAGGACCGTGAGCGCTCGGGCTTCTTTGTGGTACCTACGTATACACAGAGGTAACCCATGGCCTACGTATCAGGCAAATTTGCAATTGCGCTGTGCGACAGGTGTGGCCAACGGTATAAGCTCAATACGCTTATTAAGGAGTGGACAGGGTTTAAGACCTGCCCTGAGTGCTATGAACCCAAGCACCCACAACTTGAGCCAAAGCGTTCAATAAATGAGCCACAAGCCTTGCAACAACCTCGTCCAGAGAGTAGACTTGGGGTTACCGTCTACGTCGGGTTCACGGCTGATACTTCATTTGCTAGTATCGGAATGATGCCGATGCCTTATGCCAAACCACTGACTGCTCAAGCAGTCCTTGGAACAGTCAGAACGAGCATCACATGACATACACCGAATTAAAAGCTGCCATTATTGCTTACACAGAAAATCAGGGGTTTACGGCCACTGATTTAGCCACGTTTACAAAACAGGCAGAGCAGCGCATCTACAATTCGGTCCAGATTGCCAATCTGCGCAAGAACGTTACGGGAGTCTTGTCTTCTGGCAACAAGTATCTGGCTTGCCCTAACGATTATTTATCCAGTTATTCACTGGCTATTTATCCATTTGTCAGCACGACTGCAACAGGTACTGCTGGTCAATCAACGATTGTTGTAGCCAGCGCCTCGGGTATTGTTGTGGGTCAATATGCTGCTGGAACAGGTATTGGTACAGAAGCGGTAGTCACACTGATTGTGGGCACCACTATCACACTGAGCGTAGCCAATAGCGCCACCGTGTCGGGGACTATCACTTTTCAAGGCGATTACACGTACTTGTTGAACAAGGATGTCAACTTTATCCGTGAGGTGTATCCTAATCCCCGCGACATAGCGCTGCCCAAGTATTACGCCATTTTTGGACCACAGTCAGCAAATGATGCTGAATTGTCGTTTATTTTAGGCCCAACGCCTGATGCAAATTACTACGCTGAATTGCATTATTACTACTATCCACCATCTATTGTGACTGCGGAAACAACGTGGTTAGGCGATAACTTTGACTCTGCACTTTTGTATGGTTGCTTGGTAGAAGCGTATACATACATGAAGGGCGAACAAGATATGATGGTTTTGTACGATACCAAGTACAAAGAAGCATTGATGCTCTTGAAGAACTTGGGTGATGGTAAGCAACGTGGTGATGCTTATCGCGATGGTCAAGTTAAACTGCCTGTGAGGTAATAGATGATTACAGCAGGACTTACCGATAGTTTTAAACAGCAGTTGTTGCTGGGTGTGCATGATTTTGCAACGGATACGTTTCGTATTGCGCTGTATACGTCCTCTGCTATTCTAGGACCTACCACAACTGTGTACAGCAGCACAAACGAAGTATCTGGAACAGGCTACACCGCACCGGGTCTGGTTTTAACAAATATCACTGTTCTCCTTTCACAGGGGGTGGCGTATGTTAATTTTGACAATCCTGCATGGGTAGGTGCAACATTCACCACGCGTGGCGCATTGATTTACAACGCTACCAAGGCGGGAAAATCAGTTGGCGTGCTTAATTTTGGTGTAGACCAAACCATGTTAGGCCAATCTTTTACCATTCAACTTCCGACAAACAATCCGGAAAACGCATTAATCCGCATCTCTTAAGGAGCCTCCCATGAGCTTAGACAAAGTTACCGTTACCGACCAAGTAGCCGCAGTTACAAAATACAACACTGCGCCTGAAGATAATGTGGGCATAGAGGGCTATTACACCGCTGTTTGTTACGGTGCTGATGGCGCTATTAAATGGACAGACAATATTGAAAACATTGTTACCACTGTTGGCCGTAACCTGACCCTAAATACCATTCTGGGTAATGCTGCAGCAGGCGCAGTTGTCATGGGTTTAGAAGGTGTGGGTACGGCTGTAGCGGCGGACACGCAAGCATCTCACTCAACATGGTTGGAAGTAGGCGGCGCAAATCAGCCAACCTACTC